GATATTGTTTATACTGTAGATAAGAAAACAGGAGCAATTCAATCTGATAGCAAAAGAAAAGCTTATAAATTGAACAAGAAACTATACATCGAGAAGTAAGGAAAACAGGATGAGAGATTATAAGAGAGCTGATATAAGAATGTTGTTTATATTTTTAATGATTTTATTATCAACATATTTTTTACACTCAAAACACGTAAGAATGTCTAAACAGATATTATATGTTGGAATACAAGTTGAAGCTATTCAATTACAGATCTCTCATCCTGAAATTTTCCATGAATGGTCTCATGATAATGATGCAATTAAATATGATGATGTAAAACTAATTCCTAATAAAACAACTAAACAAAGTTTACAAGAAAAAATCAGTGGATGATGGTTTTGTATTTTGGTTCGCAATAGGAACGGGGAAGAAGATGAAATAATATGTTGACATTAATATCAAAGTATGTTATTATACGACATAATAAAGGAGAAGAGAATGTACACTTATTCTGGTAAAATTTTTAGAGTTATTGACGGCGACACTTGCGTCGTAATGATAGATTTAGGGTTTAAGATATTTCACAAAGCAACATTACGGCTTTTGGACATAGATTGTCCGGAATCTAGAACAAGGGATCTTGTAGAGAAAGCACGAGGTAAGGAAGCTACATTATTCACCAAAAATGCTATAGATGGAAAGGATGTAATTGTCAAAACCACTAAAGACAAGAAAGGAAAGTTTGGTAGAATGTTAGCGGATGTTTTATATTATGAAGATGGAATTGAATTATCATTAGTTGAACAATTAAAATTACATGGACACGAAAAGGAGAAGTAAAATTGGGTTATAATTCAAAGAGTCGGAGAAATCCTGACTCAGAAAATTACAATCAGGCAAGGAAGAAGAAATCAGCATTTAGAAATAAAGCTGAATATAAAAATATATCTAAAAGGGATATTGAAGAATTAATGTATGAAGAACCAGAACTGGAGATAGAAAATGGATAGTGTTTTGAAAAATATCAAGAAGTTAGCGAAAAATAATTACGCATTTAGTCTATCAGATAAAAATAACCCCTATGTTGTAAAATCATATATTGATACTGGGTGTTATGTATTAAATGCAGTAGTGGGAAATGGTGATATTTTTAGCGGTATGCCTATGGGAAAAAGAATTACTCTCGCTGGAGCAACTTCAACAGCTAAATCATTCTTCGGCGCACATATGATTAAATCATTTCTATCTGAGGTAGAAAATTCATATGCTATCTTCTTTGAATCAGAAGGTTCTACTATATCTGAGATGGCAACTAACCTTGATATTCCAGCTGATAGAATGATTATTTTACCTGTTATGACTGTAGAAGAATTTAAGATTCAGTCTGTTTCAATTCTCGATGGTATTCTTGAAGAAAGAACAAAAGAAAAAACTGATAATAAATTATTAGTAGATAAAAATAATAAAGATAGAAAGAAAGCTAAAAAGGATGGTATTGAATTTATTGAAACACCTCAACCAGTAGCACCGAAATATATTTTGTGTTTGGATAGTATTGGTATGCTTGCTTCAGAAAAGGAAGTAAAGGATGCACAGGATGGAAAGAATACTGTTGATATGACCAGGGCCAAAGCAGTTAAATCAGTATTTAGACTTATTACAATGAAGTTATCGTTAACTGAGACAACTCTTATCACAATTGCTCATAGCTATCAGACCATGGAGATGTTCTCAAAAGCAGTAGTAAGCGGCGGAACAGGTCTCGGATATGCAAGCGACGTGGTTCTTATACTATCTAAAGCTAAACAGAAGGAAGGAACGGATCATATTGGTGCTAATATTACATGTAATGTTTCTAAATCAAGATATATCCCCGAAGGACAAAAAGTAAAAGTTCAAATCTTATTTAAGAAAGGGATGTCAAAATATTCTTCATTAGTAGATATGGCTTATGAATATAATATTTTTAAGAAAGATGGTAATAATTTTATTCTCCCTGATGAAACAAAAGTATCAATGAAGGAAGTTAGATCAAAACCTGAAGAATATATCTTACCATTTCTAGATCAAATACGTGATGAAATATTTAATAGATTCTCTTTTGACTCAGATCACGAGGAAATTAATATTGATGCTGATATCAATGAATCAGACAATGAAGATGAACCAAATGAAGAATAAGGGTTGACAAATGGAAGAACTTATGTTACAATGTTTAGATATTAATGTGGTAGTGACTCCTATTTATAAAAATGGTAATTTTAGTGTATCATTTACTTATGATGAAAAGGAATGTATTAAAAAAGGAGTCACTATCGAAGAGTTAGAAGCTGAACTTAAAATAGAATATTCAGACAATGAAAACGAAGAAGACTAAGTAGACAAAGGAAACTATGATTGAAGAAATAATATTATCATCATTAATGAATAACAAGAAGTTCGCAAGAAAAACTCTACCACATATTAAACCTGAATATTATACTTCAATGGAACATAAGACTTTATTCAATCTTATTAAACAATATGTGGTAGATTATAAAAACTTACCGACTAATAATACTATTAAATTAGAAGTAACTAAAGATGAATCTATATCAGCAAGTCTATTCGATAATATAATGGAATTAGTTGATACTGTTTATGTAGAGAACAATGAATATGATAATGAATGGTTGGTCGTAAATACAGAGAAATGGTGTCAAGATAGAGCTCTACATAATGCTATAGTAGAATCAGTTGAGATAATTGAAGTAGGAAAAGGAATGACATCAATTCCTGAGATTGTTAGAAAGGCTCTTCAAGTAGAATTTGAAACATCTATTGGAATTGAATTCTTCGATGATAAAGGAATAACAGAACGACATAAACAATATAATATGAAAGATGTAAAATACTCCACAGGTATAAGATCTTTAGATAATGTATTTGCTGGAGGTTTAGAACAAAAAGCTCTTACAGTATTAATGAGCGGATGTGTAACATCAGATAGTATAATAACAATAAGAAATAAGAACACTCTCGAAATACAAGATATTTGTATTATTGATTTCCTTAAACATATAACCAAGGCAAAGATATAATGGGCGAAATAATTGAATCATGGAACGTAGAAGATTATGAAGTCTTAACAGATACTGGTTTTGAAGATATTAAAGCAATTCACAAAACAATACCATACGATATAGTTGAATTCAAAACAAAAACTAAAACTAATAAGTGTTCTTTTAATCACTTATATTTTGATGAAAACAAAAAACAAAAATATGCTTTTGATTTCAATATTGGTGATTTAATTTCAACTACAAATGGTACATATGGTACAGAAGAATTAATTGATATTGTTGAACTCCCCAAGCAAGAAAATATGTTTGATTTAGAATTAGGAGAAGGTAATAGAAGATATTATACAGATAGTTTCTTAAGTCATAATACAGGAATGGGGAAAACTTCATCGATGTGTGGTTTAACAGCTAATTTCCTTCGTAATGGTAATGATGTTTTATATATTACATTAGAGATGGCAGAAGAAAAGATAGCACAGAGAATAGATGCTAATTTCTTAGGTGTAGATATTAATGATGTTCCTTTCATTAAAGAATCTAATTATAAAAAACAATTACAAGGTATAAAACAAAAAACAAAAGGTAGACTCGTTATTAAAGAGTTTCCTCCAGCATCTATTACAGTTTCTAATATTAGATTTCTTATGGATGAACTTAAAGTTAAATTAGGATTTCAACCAGTAATTGTTGTCGTTGATTATATTAATTTACTTAATTCAGATCGTGTTAAATCAGATAATATGTATTCAGTTGTTAAGTCTATTACAGAAGAACTTCGTGGTTTGATGGTTGAAAAGAAAATGTGCGGACTTTCCGCTACTCAAGGTAATAGAGCTACTAACGATTCTAATTCAAGTGATATAGATCTCACCAATGTGTCTGAATGTCTTGATTTATATACGAGAGTAAAACGAAAAGTTTTTGATGAATATAAATCTTGTTTCATTAAAGATATTAAAGTTGGTGATATTATTTTAGGAAATGAAAAAGACGTAACTGTAAAAAGAGTTTATCCTATCAAGAAAAAAATGATGTATACGATCACAACAAAATCAGGTAAAGAAATTATTTGTTCCGGAGATCATAAATTCCCTACTAATAAAGGTATTATTAATATTAAAACTGGATTGAAAGAAGGAATTGAATTAAAAAGTATAAATTATAATACTTTTATTATTGATGAAATCTTCTCAATTGAACCATTAGAAATAAAAGAATGTATCGATATTGAAGTTAGCGATGATCATCTATTCTATGCTAATGATATCTTAACAAAAAATTCAACTGCTTTGAGTTCTACTTCCGACGCGATCATAGGTATAGTAATGCCAGCCGATCTACGAGAGAAAGGTATGCAATTATGGAAGGTGCTTAAGAATCGGTTTGGAGGTATTTTAAATATTAAAATACCTATGAAGGTAAACTTCGCAAGGGCTTATGTAGGAGATATCGACGAAGATAACCAAATAGTGATTTCAGGTAACTCGATGGCGAATAATATTAAAATGAAGACTGAGGAAAACCGAAATATAGAAAGGAATAAGATCTCGGTTAGTGGTTTAGATTCGAGTGGTGTTGAGGATGATTTATTTGATATGATGGAAGATTGATATTCTTGATATGATAAGTAATAATAGGAATAGATTGACGTTTAGGTTGTTAGTAGCAACCAGAGATACTAAGGCATGGTATCCCGCCAATCTACATTACTATTTATCTAAAGGCGAAATCCAATGAAAAAATATGAACCTATTATTGAAGCTAATTACGTCCCGGAATTATCATCTATTATTCTAAGAGAAAAATTAATTAAAATAACCGACAGAAATATCATTAATAATGTAAAAATAAATATTATTAATTCTGATATACGATGTCATATAAATGATATTTTTTATTACACTAAAGATTATGATATTAAATTTGGTGAACGAGTTTATAAAATTATTAATGATATGGAAACTCCGATATGTCCTATTTGTAAAACAACAAAATTAGGATTTCAAAGTTTTAATGTTGGTTATAAGAAAACGTGTAGTGTTTTATGTGGAAGGATGTTTGGCGAAGAGCAAAGATCAGTCACACATCAATTATCTAGAAAGAAGAATATAATTTCTGATATTATAGGAACTAAAATTCATCTTAAAATTCATCTTAAAATTCTTTTAGAATCTACTCCATATATTTTATTAAAAAAGTACAGGAAGTTTTTAATTGATTTAATAAAGAATGAATCGAATATTGAAATCATAAAAAATAATTTAGAGATATATTCAAATAAAGAACCGAATCAAAAAAAGTTACATACTTTAGAAAATTTTCAATTAAGGTATGGCGAAGAATGTGGTAGTGAAAAATACTTACAATATTTAGATCGAGATTTTATTGAAGGGGCTAAAAAATGTTCTTATACTAAAAAAAGTAAATCTCCTTCAAATAAAGAATACTATTTGAAATTAGGGTTTGATAATGAAACTGCTGAAATAAAAGTAAATGAATATTGTAAGACTAATAGAATATCGAAGTGGGTTGCTAAAACACGAGCTGAATTTTATGGTGAAGATATTAAATCGTACAATAGATCTCAATCTACTCTTTGTAAAGAATATTGGTTATTTGAGAATCATATTTCTAATGGTAAGATTTTAACTTCTGATGAAATAGATAAAAAAGTAGAAGAGTCTATAGAACCTTGTATTAATAATACTACTTTTTTGAATGCTAGCAAGGAATCACTAACTATATTTCTTCCAATAATATCATTATTAATAGAAAATAAAATAATTGATTATAAAGATTATTATATAGGGTATGAGGATAAAGTTGAATATTTTTTAATAAGTTCTGGAAAATATTATAGTTATGACTTTACAATTCCCTCATTAAGTGTTATAATAGAATATAATGGAAGTATATGGCACCCGAGAAAAGATAGAATGACTGAATTAGAATTTGAAAATTTTATAATGGTTCATTCTAAAATGACTCCTTGTGAAAAAGAGGAATATGACTTAAAGAAAAATAACGCAGCTAAAAGTAAAGGGTTTTCAGTTTTAGAAATTTGGGATACAGATTCGGTTGAATATAATATAGATTTATGTAAAAATTTTATAATGGATACAATAAGTAATGATAAATAATTACAGAATCACCTGTTAGGTACGTTGAGTTTAATTATTTTTGAGAAGGAAATTAAATGCCAAAATTCATTATTGACACAAATTGTTTTTTAGATCACGCAGATATTCTTATTGATTACCCAGATGTTATTTTTTCAATGATATCATTGCAGGAATTAGATGCTCTAAAAAATGATAAGATTAGAGGATACTCAGCAAGAGCTGCTATTAAGTCGATAAGAACATATGTTGATAAGAACCCAGAATGTATTTTAGATTCTCATATTGATGAATCTGTATCGAATGATATGAATATCATAATGACAGCTAAACGATATAATGGTATTGTATTAACAAAAGATATTGGTATGACTTTATTGGCAAGGGCTTTATCGGTTGAATTTGAAATAAAAGAAGATACTATATTAGAAGAATATTCTCCTTATATACATGATACAGATCCTGGTTTTGTATTTCAAACAAATGATTTAGAAGGAAAGCAATTAAAGGAATTCAAGAATTATATTTTATGGAAGTTTGATAGACCATTAAGTGATTGGGATTATTATATTACACCTGAAGATATATTTTGTTATAATCCTCATAAGAAAAGATTAGATTGTATTTCTAGAAATAGAAAGTATTGTGGATTCAATATTGAAGAAGGTGTTGATTTTAGACCTCGAGATATATATCAGAAAGCTGCTGTATACTCAATTTTCAATGC